CCTCACTGACAAGCGGCGGCGGCTCGACGCCTGCCCGGGCGTCCATCTTCGACGCTTGCAGGCCGTTGATCGACTGCCAGGGATTGTGGCCGAGAAGCGCCGGGATTTCCGACGCCGATACGAATTTGCTGTCCGTTAGCTTGCCTACCATCAGAGGAGCCTCCCCTGCCGTTCAGCCAAGCGATACGCGGCGAATGATTTGTTATTCGCCGCAATCTTCAGCGTCTCAATGTCGAGGCCGTCGTCGCGCAGGTCTTTGATACGCGCAGCGAGTCTGAAGCAGTTGAACTGGTGCAGAGCGTCCAACGGCGTCAGGGTTTCGCCAGCCTCCAGGGCGGCTCTGATCCTTGCAGTCTGCGGTTGATTAGTCATGGTCTGCCTCCCATCGCCAAGAAAAAGGCTAGGAAAGCGTAGAGAAAGCCGCTACCAATAATTATGGCTAATGCCTGCCTGTACAGGCTGACCAAGCTGACCTCCAAACCCAGATTTCGTAAATAGATCAACCACTTAGGTGACATACTATACATTATCGGATAACGCCGATAATCCTTCATGACAAGTTCCTTTCTTAGAAGATTGAAAAAAATGGCAGAATGGCTCTGAGAAATTATACAGACCCCTGCCGACACGATTGTACAAAACACAATTCACTTTTCGGATTCCTCGGCTAACATGACCTGCCGTTCCACACCGGAACGAAAGCCAAGATGGGCCATGGCGATGACGTGGCGGGCCGCAAAGATCTTCTGATGTAACTGAAGGCCGACCACACCTCTAAGTTGATCAAGTTCCTGGCCAACCTCTAAAAACCGCTTCGCCGCCAGCGCCAAATCAGCGGCATCAAGCATCGGTACGTCAACACGCACCCGCTCCTGTCCGCCGTATTGCTGTCGAGCGTACCAGTGCTCTGTTATGGGTTTCCTGAAATGCATCTGCGACCTCCTATGTTGGATATTACCCCGTGGGTTTGGGAAAAAAACCTGTAAAGATTACCTATATTAATTATAACTAATTATTACTTATACTTTTGATGACTTTTTCATTTGCAACTATCATCGTTGGGAAGCCGTCAGGCTGTTCGATGGGAAACAGCCGCCTGGATTCCTCCGCAGCCCATTCGATCAGGCCGGGGTCCAGCCCGATTTCAGAGACGAGCCACGTCTTCAGCGAGTTAATGGCAGTGTATTGTTGCTCGGCGATGGCTATGCGGTGTACCCACATCGCCGTTTTGTTGACGATGAACTCTCTGATCGTGGTCTTTGTCGGCACGATCAGGGTACGGCGTCGATCACCGCGATGGTCAGCCATCTCAACATAGCGCTTGTCAACCCAGACCGCGAGTTCACGTCGGATTGTTTGTTGTGTAGCACGGCGACCATTGCAGGCGTCATAGACATCGTTGATCGTCGCATGCCGTTGGAATATGTTCGTGCGTATGGCCTCAAACCGGCCTTCGATGATGCGGTAAAGCGCCAGGGTGCGGTAGTTGACCTCGGCGCCAGCCCGTGGCAGCGAGGCGCGGACGCGGTCAGAGGCATTTTCAGCCGACATCCGCATCAGCATCAGGCCGGTTCGCGGGTTGTCGCGAACTGAAGCGCAGCCCAATTCGAAATTTCTTACGAGGCCTTGGTCCGCTCCAAGCATCGTTACCGGGAAATAATTCGCCGCAGTCAGCGCGTAGTCGGTGCGGCGGTGCAGTTCGGCGGTAAATTGGTCAATAGACATCACTTGCCCCTCTCTCTAAGATACTCCAGGCGTATGCGGACATTGCGGGCTGATGATGGATACCACTCGCCATCATCATTACGGGCGTTGAGATTCTTGCGCCATTGCGTGTAGGTAGGAACATGGCGCTCGTTCAGTTCTCGGGCCAAGTCTTGCAGGGAACTCGAATGCTTTTCTGCGCGGGCGAACTCCTCGTCGATGTCGAGGGCAAAGCGCGTGGCTTCGTCGGCGCTGGCACGGCCTGCCGCTTTCGCCGCCTTCGCAATGTCGGCAGCGTCCGGGCCGAGGCGTTCATACGAGCGCCCGCTTTGCGACACAATTTTACCTTCTTTCTTCAGCCTTTTCTTGATGGCTTTCGCTGCCGCCTTGGTGCGCTCGGAGATCCCCCTGGCCTCGGCCTCGGCGACCGCTGCCAGGATGTGGATCGTCATTTCGTTAGCTTCGGGGAGGTCCAGAGCCTTGAACTTTACATCTGACTCCATCAAGGTCGAGATGAAGCGGACGTTACGGGCCAAGCGGTCGAGCTTGGCTACGACTAAGATGGCGCCTTCCCGGCTGCACAGGCGGAGGGCATCGTCCAGCTGCGGACGGCGGACGCGCTTACCGCTCTCGACTTCCTTGAAGGTTGCTATCAGCTGGCCCCTCCGTTCCGACATGAAGGCCTCGACAGCCGCCTCCTGGCCCTCCAGCCCGAGGCCGCTCTGGCCCTGGCGTTTTGTGGATACCCGATAATAGGCCACATAGCGCAGGCCGCGTTCAGTTGACTTGCAGATCATCGTCTAGTCCTCCCCGTCCTCAATAATCTCATCCCAGTAGACAACAAAATCCGGCAACTCGTTGTAACGAACAAGCGGCATCCCATCGTGGCGAAACCCAGTTATGACGCGGCTCACCGCTGCGCCCGTCCATCTGGTCACAGCGCGAAACTTAATGCGGTCGCCAATCTGCATCGGTGCGTCTTGTGTCATGTAGGTCATCGATTTTCTCCAGGTTTTCAAATTCTTTCACCCCGAAACCCCCGCCTGAAAACCGGGGGTCAGGGGCCGTTCAGGCCGATGGGGTTGGGCTAATCCCCCATTCCCAGTCGTTTCTCGAGAAGGTAGTCCTTGTATTCTCTTGGATGCCACAACTTCTTGGGGAGATGCTGATAGTCAGCCCTATTGTGAGCCAGACAAACTCGATCACCGCGATGCTCCTCGTCGCGCCCGCCATGCTCGTCGCCACAGATCGGGCAGTTGTAGCGATATGAGCCGAACACCGATTTGTTTGCCATGCCGTTCCAACTTTTTGCAGGTTTCTTCATTTGTCTTCTCCTCCCATCACTATGCTGGCATTGGGGAACGCGCCGTCGCAAACGGCGTTAATGTGAGCAACCAGGGCCTTGCGGGTTCGGAAGCCGTGGCACCAATTTTTGAAAACTTTGCCGTCACTGGTTTCGGCATCGCAGCACCATTGCCGGGATACGCCGTGGAAAGCATCTTTGCGAATTGTGAAAGTCTGTGTTTGCTTGGTCATTTTTCTCTCCAGGTTTCGGTTGGATTTAGGCCGCTTCGATAAGGTTGATTGCATCGGTCAGGCTGGTGGCGTCCATGTGGAAATCGCCCAGTGCGTCCCACTGCACGAACCATTCGCGAGAGCTTCCACCTGCATGCTTGCCGCCGAAGATTTCAAACTTGGCCTCATTTGCGGTGCCGCTGTAAAAGCCGGGGCGGTCCAGGCTGATCTCATCGATCCGGTGCAGGATTACTTGGCGACCGTTAACCTGGGCAATCTTAAAAGTGGGATAATTCTCTTTGATTAAAACGGTCATTTTCCTCTCCAGGTTTCGGTTCTTGTTCCCCTCTTAGAATTTGAATATAGGCCAGCCGCAGTGTATATACAAGTGCCTTTTGAGTGAATCGACATTTATTTATGACCCAAAATTCAGCCACCGTAATCGTTCGAATGAGCCCTCAACAGAAGACCCGGCTGGGTGTTCTGGCGGCTGGTGCGGGCATGTCCAGCTGGATCAGGGACCGTATCGACGAGGCCGTGCGTCAAGACCAAGCCGCCATCCGTTTAGGGGCGAACCCGCCCCCCACTAGCGAAAACCCGCCCCCCCATTCGGCCATGGAGGCCGACGACATCGACGTGCGTGTCGCCGAGGCGTTGGGTTGGGCCGCCAAATATAAGCAGGGATGAGAGGATCTTGCAGTGAGCCGAAGCAAGTATCGCAACGTCAAGACAGTGGTAGATGGCATCACGTTTGATAGCAAGGCCGAGGCGCGGCGATACGGCGAGCTGAAACTGCTGGAAGAGGCAGGCGAAATCCACAATCTGACGCTCCAGCCCGTCTTCAAGTGCGTGATCGACCACAAGAAGGTGTGCCAATATCGCGCCGACTTTGCGTATTACACGCCGGAGCGGCGCGTGGTCGAGGACGTGAAAGGGTACAAGACGGCAGTCTACAAGCTGAAGAAGAAGCTGGTCGAGGCGCTCTACCCCGGCGTGACTATCACCGAGATTTCGAATGGCTGATTTCCCCGCCCTGCCCCTCTGGACCGACGCCTACCTGTCGGATTGTGGCCACCTCACCTTCACCGAGCATGGCGTATACATGCGGCTGCTGATGCTGATCTGGAGGACGCCGGGATGCCGGATACCAAACGACCAGCAGTGGATCTGCCGCCGCCTGAGATGTAGCGACGACGAATATCAGAGCCTCGTGCAACCCATCATCGAAGAGTTCTGTTTAGCGACCGGAAACTACATCTCGCAGAAGCGTCTTACGAAGCAGATGAAATGGCTCGAAGAAAAGAGCGAACAGCAGAGGGCTCGAGCTAAGTCACGCTGGGACAAGAAAAAAAAGGCATGCCCAGAGGATGCAGGTCAGCATCGATCCGGCAATGCCTCTAAATCTAAATCTAAATCTAAATCTAAATCACTAGAAGAAGACATCGATTATGAAGCTCTTGAGGGAAGGATTTCAGTGCAATGACACCGCGAGAACTACATCAAAATGTGTCTGCAATGTGGCCGAGCCTGCCGACAGCCAAGGCACCATGGGCCGAGCAATACATATCAGTCTTATCTGCCTACACCGAGGACGAGATCGACAAGGCGTGGCAAAGCTGGCATCGCTGCCCGGACCACGACTTCGCACCCAAGCCATACGAAATTCAAAGGCGTATCATCGCCGACCGGCCCGTCTACCTGGGCCAGCCGGAGGCAACAGCGGAGGTCTCGCAGACGTATCCGATGACCGATGACGAAGTCCACCGGCTACAGAAGACGCTGGCAGACCTCGACCGGCAGCCCGACACCTCTGCCAACCGGCGTTTTGTTCGCATGTGGCAATCATTTCTGAATAAACACTACGCCGCGGGAGGACAGTGATGACCGACACATACCGCTTCGCGGCAGTCGCAAGCCTGACCAGAGAAGAGTTCGCAGCTGGCGTAATCGACGCCTGCCAAGCCGAGCAACGCCTGATCGACGAAGGCTGGTGTCTGGAAGCAATCGACGCATTCCTAGGCCTGACGGAGGCGAACCAATGCAACTGACTTTTCCGTTTTTAATGGCAGGACGTTTTGCGCTGCCACAAGTGAGCGCGCTGCCACAAGTGAGTGCGCGGTGCTCCCACATGGTGGTTAACGGGCCTCCTATGGGTGCTGGAGCGAAAAGTGGCTGACGCTGCTGCCTGGGCCTACAGAAAGGTCAAAAACGCCTGTACAAGCCTCTGTGGGGCTGCCAGAGACATGTGGAAAAATGACTGGTATCAGAAAAACTAAGATTGCCTTCGCCGTGATCCCGGCAAGAACGATGCACATGGCGCTGAAACCAGCCCAATGGACAACGCTCGTCTGTTTGGGAAGCCTCGCCAACCGCTTCGGCGTCTGCTGGCCAACCAAGGGCGCAATCGCAGACCTCACAGGACTGAACGAAGAGGCCATCAAGAGGTCAATAACGTGGCTCGTCAGAGCCAAGCTGATCCGCCGCCTCCGTACCAAGCACAAGCACGGCGTGAAGACGCCGGGACGATATCAGGTGCTGAACCTCGGACCAGATCAGCCCATGCCACTGAAAGAAGAGATGTGGGAACCAGTCGGCTGGCAGAAGCGCAAGCATCAGGTCCAGCAGATCGAAGAGGGTTCAAGGGAGAAAATGCCAGAAGAAAGGGAAGTCAGGCGAGTCGCGGAGCGGTGGGTGAGGCTGGTCGAGGCGAGGACCGGCGCCCTGCGAATCGGCGTCGATGAGGAGCGACATGTCAGGGCGGCGATGCGTGATGGCCTCGGCGTTGATGCGATCCTCGACCTGACCGCGGCGTGGCTGGCGGCGCACCCAGGTCAGGCGCCAGCGTCGGCAGCGATACTGGTGGAACGATGACGCATACAAGTGTCAATCGAACGTCAGACAATTGTACGACCGAGGCGTCCCGCTGCGGCTGGCGGCGTGGACCGTCAACGACCGTTGCAGCTGCTACATTTATGCGATGCGACGACGGGCGCGGGGCCCCGCCAAAAGTCGATATAGGGCCCCCCGGGGGCGGGGGCGATAGAAGGGGGCCATCACACAAAATTTTCCCTGTTTTTGTCCGATGACGCGGCACGAGCACATATTCGGCAGTTTCGTTGCGGCTCCTCGTGACGGCACTGACAGGGAATGGATCATCGCCCAGTGCAGCTGCGGAGCCCGCACGGCGATCCTTGAGCAAGCGCGGGAGCGTGACGCCTGGGAAGGCGAAATCCCGCCTGAAATTGCGGAGCAAGTCTATGCCTATACATGAAGACTACGACACCCGTCGCCTTTCGAGGATTGAGTGGGTGCTAGAGCGGCTCGACAGGGCCGCAAAACGGGCGCAAGCGCCGGAAATGCAGGTCATGTGGTCTGCAAAAGTACGGGAATATCAACGATTAAGCCGGAGGGAAATTGGAGATGGAGCTCAACAATCGGGTAGAGGACGGCGTATTTAGCGATGCCGAGGCCGCTCATATTCGGCAACTTTTGCGGCCAATGAGGGAGGCGGCAGGCTGGAGCCTTAGAAGAATGTCGCACGAGGTTGGCGTGTCGCCCAGGACGTTGTCTAGGCTTGAGCTTTGCAATCGGCGCGTAGACATACTCGGCTATTACGACGGCCCGGAGGCCGGTGACCGCCGAAGTGTCTGGGCGCAGCAGTATTCGAATGCTCTGGGTGTTCCAGAGGCAGACTTTTATGACTTTTCAGACGCCTATGACTTTCTCAAATATGGAGTATGAACATGACAAAACGATATAACGTAAGAGCCGCCACGGGCCGGAAAAAAGACGACGGTAAGTCCTTTTACACCAACATAGGCAGCGCCTGGGAGGTCAAGGGCGGCGGTTTCAGCATTTCCTTGGATGCTTTGCCCTTGCCGACCTACGACGAGAAGTACGGGCTCCAGACCCGCTTGCTGATGTTCCCCGCCGACGAGGTCCAGGCGCAGGCGCAGGCCCCCTTCAAGTCGGAAGGTACGCTTGATGACGAAGTCCCCTTCTAAGATTTCGACGCGGGAGGCCCGCGGCGTTCTTGCAGGCAACGACGACAACAGAAAAGCGGCGGTTTTGGGCGAATTGGATGCCCTGGCCGGGGCCGAGATCACAGATGTCTTGTGGTGGAACTCGTCTGGCGATGTCACTGTCCGGTCCAGCGAGGATTTGCCTGATAGAATGCGGAAGGCAATCAAAAAAATGAAGGTTCGGCCCACGCCTGACGGCAACGAGATCGAAGTCGAGATGCATGATAAGCTGTCCGCCCTGCGCCTGCTGGCAAAGCACGAAGGCTTGCTGGACGCGGGCAGCGACAGCAACAAACCTACCCTGATTGGCATCAACGTCAAACATGCTGAAGTCGAATATGAGGTGAGAGATGGCCCGGAGGAAGGGAGCGACGGCGCGGAGGCCGAGAAAGGCGAAGGCTGACGTATCAGGCCTTCTCAATCTCGACTTTTCTACATCGCCGATATGCAGCAAGTTTCTGCAAGACGATGCCTTCGTCAGGGGTATCATGGGGCCGGTCGGCTCTGGCAAGTCCTATGCCTGCGCCGCAGAGATCATGCTGCGGGCGGCGAACCAGGAGCCGGACCCCGCCGATAATATTCGCAAAACCCGCTTTGTCATCGTCAGAAATTCGTACCCCATGCTACGGACGACGACCATCAAGACATGGCAAGACATCTTCCCGGAGCATATCTGGGGGCCGATGCGCTGGAGCCCGCCGATTACGCATCACATCCAGCTGCCGCCAAAAGACGACATCCCCGGCATCGACTGCGAAGTGCTTTTCATTGCCCTCGACAAGGACGTTGATGTCCGAAAATTGCTATCGCTGGAAATAACGGGCGCATGGGTGAACGAAGCAAGGGAGATGCCATTAGGCGTCATCCAGGGGCTGACGCATCGGGTGGGTAGATACCCCAGCCGCGCCATGGGCGGCGTGACGTGGCGCGGCATCTGGCTCGACAGCAACGCCATGAGCGATGATCACTGGTGGTACAGATTAAGCGAAAAAGAGCCCGTCCGCGGCGAATATCCATGGCACTTTTACCGGCAAAATGGCGCAGTCGAAGAGGCCCACGAAGACGAAAACACCATCACGTCGGCGGGTAAGCACTGGCACGTCAAGGGCACGTCAGAGAACTACAACAACCTGCCGCCCGGATATTACGATCAGCAGCTTGGCGGGAAGAACCTCGACTGGATCAGATGCTATCTGGAGGCCAAGTTCGTCTACGTCCAGGAGGGCAGGCCTGTCTGGCCCGAGTTTGATGACGACACCATGGTTGCCGATGGCCTGGAGGCGAACCCCGACATGCCGTTGCAAATCGGCCTCGACTTCGGCTTGACGCCTGCCGCCTGCATTGGCCAGCGTCAGCCCAGTGGTTGCTGGTTTATCTTGGGCGAGGTAGTGTCCAGAGACATGGGCCTCGCCCGCTTTGCTAACGACCTCCTCATGTTCTGCAACCGCCATTGGCCCAAGCATGAACTCGAAATATTTGGCGACCCGGCGGGCGGTCAACGGGATCAGGTCTTTGAGACTACTGCATTTGACCATTTGCAGACCATAGGCCTGAACGCCCGCCCTGCCCCGTCGAACGACTTCCAGGTGCGCCGTGAAGGCGGCGCCCTGCCCATGACACGGCTGGTGCAGGGCCGTCCCGGCCTCCAGATCGACCGTAGCTGTAACCAGACAAGAAAGGCGCTGGCTGGCGGCTATCACTTCAAACGCATACCCGATTCGCGGGGCGCGGAACTGTTCCGCGACATGCCCTATAAAAATGAACATAGTCACATTGGTGACGCCTTCGGATATCTGATGACCGGCGGCGGCGAACACCGGAGGATGACGCGGCGCCCCATGCACAACAAGCCGCATATTGCCAGGGCGGACTTCAATGTCTTCTGAATTCGTCTGGCCCACGGCGGACGAACTGCTTCAGGCCGTCAACCTGCCAAGGCGCGGCGACATAGTCGAATGCCAGCCGCATCACGTCATGGCCATGGAACTGCGCGATGTTGATATCGGTGCCCTTGGCGGCGGCTCCATCAGGGCTTTCGCCGATACGCTGCTGGCGTATCCAGCGAAATATGCTGGCCTCGTCGAAGGCGAGTGCGTTGTTGCATTCGGCTTCATACCGTACTGGGATGGCGTGGCCGAGGGCTGGATGTTCACATCCAAATACCTGTCCCGCGACAAATTCATTTTCCACCGCGCCGCCACGAAAGGCATCGAATATGTCTATACATATGCCGGGCTGCGGCGGCTCCAATTTACAATCCATTCATACAATCCTCTTGCAATTCGATGGGCGGATGTATTAGGTTTCAACCTGGAAGGTCGCCTGCGAAAATATGGCCCGGATGGAGCCGACTACTTTATGTATTCCAAGGTGACAAAATGAGCGGGGTTTTCGGCGGCAAGCAGCGTTCCCGACAGGAGTACGTTACGCCGAATGTAGATCTCTACGGCGAACCTGCGGCGGGGGCGCAAATAGCCCCGGGCTATCACGCCGTTGACACAGGTCGAAAGAGGTATCTCATCCGCGACAGCCATGGTCCAGGTCAGGAAGAATGGCGCACCGGCACGAAAGCCGAATACGACTACGAGCGCAACACTACGACAAGCTACGGCGAGTATGGTGTGCCCGAGATGTCGGTCTTGACCGCACCCGACCAACACGGCAACAGGTACAAGCGCCGCGCCTACGACACGAAGGTAGAGTCGATCTGGCAGGTACAGCAAGATCCGGCGGCGGCGAAGGCACAGGCAGAGAAAGAGCAAGCTGCGAAAGAGCAAGCCGCGAAAGAGCAAGCGGCGAAGGCAGACGGCAAGATCAGCACGGCATCCAGCACCACCACTGCGGCGGCAGCGGCGGCAGCGGCGGCAGCAGCGCCGCAGGTCATTCCCAAGACAGCGTCAACGCCTGCCGACACACCGGCCTTTGAGGCTGGCGAGACATCCGCCCTCGTCCAACAGCAACAACAGATCACCGCCAAGGAGTCGAAAGGTCGAGGCCGTCGCAGACCGCGGCGCAGCCGCGCCACGTCTGACGCCTTCCTCGGCGCTGGCGGCGCAACATTAGGAGCATGACAACATGAGCATCTTCTCCTCCAAGCCGTCGCCGCCGCCACCCCCGCCGCCGCCACCCGACAACACCGCCTTTAATGAGGCGCTGCAAGCCAGGATAGACGCACAACAAGTGCAGATCGACGCGCAGAAAAAAGAACTGGAAGAACGTATCGATACACAAGAAGCCCGCGTCGAAAGTGAACGCAAGGAGCAACTGCAAACGGCGGCGTCAGCTGCGAAAACTCGGCGCAAAGGCCGACGCCTGCTGACAACGCAAGACAGGAAATCGCCGGAAGTTGGACTACTTGACGACCCGAAAGGCTCTAACAAAACGTTGGGACCATCGCGAAAGCCCCGCCGAGCGGGGGCGTATAATGCCTGAAGATACCCAAGACAAGGTCTTCATCAGAAACCCAAAACATCGAAAAAAGACGCCAAAGGAAATCAAGGAAGAAAACGACAAGAAGGCCGAAGACAATGGCTAGAATGACGGTCGAGCAAATCCTCAAGCGCCACAAACGCGCCGACGCCAGAAAAGAGGAATGGCGCAGTCTGTACGAGGAGGCGTATGAATATTGCCTGCCCGGGCGAAATCTGTACGACACCTATGAGGGCCGCAGCCGTGGCGCCAGGAAGAATGACCGCCTCTTCGATTCCACCGCCGTGGCATCCACGCAGGGCTTCGCCAATCGGCTGCAGTCAACCCTCTTTCCGCCATACCGTTCCTGGTGTCGCCTGGAGGCTGGCCAGCACATACCCCCGGAGGCAGCCCAAGCCGTCCAACAGATGCTCGACTATTACCGCGAGATGATGTTCTCCACCCTGCGGCAATCTAATTTTGACCTCGCTCTAGGCGAGTTCCTGCTTGACCTTTCCGTTGGCACAGCCGTCATGCTGGTGGAAAAAGGCACCTCTACCGAGCCGATACGCTACACCGCCGTGCCCGCGTTTCTGGTCAGCCTGGAGGAAGGCCCCCATAACACAGTGGAAAATGTCTACAGAAAGGTCCGAATGCGGCCAGACCTGATCCAGCGCACATATCCCTCGGCTGAACTGAACGACGAATTGCGCCGCCTTGCCGTTGACCGCCCGGAAGAGGAAGCGGACCTTTTGGAGGCCACAATCTACGACGACGACCGTGGTGAATATTGCTTCCATGTGATCCATCCCGGCAGCAAGCATCTGCTGCTGGTCCGCTACAGCCTGACCTCACCTTGGATCATCAGCCGCTTCTCCAAGACCGCTGGCGAAATTTATGGCCGAGGTCCGATTCTCAGCTGCCTCGCAGATATCAAAACGCTAAACAAGGCGAAGGAGTTCCTGTTGAAGAACGCCTCGCTCTCCATTGCCCCCGTCTTCACCGCTGCCGACGACGGCGTCCTCAACCCGGAGGTCGTCAACATTGCCCCCGGCGCGATCATCCCCGTCGCACGGAACGGAGGCCCGCAGGGCCCCTCCCTCATTCCCCTGCCGCGAGGCGGTGACGTGCAGCTGGCCCAGCTGGTCATGCAAGATATGCAGATGTCGATCAAGAAAGTCATGCTCGACGACAACTTGCCGCGGGACGATATGTCCGCCAGGACGGCTCTGGAAATATCCCAGCGGATGCAAGAGCTATCGCAGAACCTTGGGTCAGCATTCGGCAGATTAATTACTGAAATGATGGTCCCACTGGTGCGCCGTACCCTGGCGGTGATGGACGAGGCTGGCCTGATCAAAATGCCGCTCAAGGTTGACGGCCTGGAGGTCAAGATGGTCCCCGTATCTCCCCTGGCGCAGGCGCAGAACAACGAAGAAATAGAAAAGGTGATGCAGTGGATGCAGATCCTCGCCAGCTTCGGGCCGGAGGGCCAGATTGCCGCCCGCACCGACGCCATCGTAGATTTTATTGCGGACAAACTTGGCGTACCAGGGGAACTGCGGACAACCCCCCAAGAACGACAGCAAATGCAGCAGATGGCTATGGCCGCGGCTGCACAGGCGGCGGGCGTCGAAAACGCCAACCCCGGCGACCTCCAGGCGGCGCCCGCCGCCGCTTAGACAGGAGACAACATGGTCGATGACACCGGCTGGGCCGCACTTCTAGCGCAACCCGGCGAAGAAGACACCAGCCAAGACAGCATCAACAAACTGTTTGCACGCGTCTTCTCAACCAATGACGGCGTCAAGGTCACCGCCTACCTCCGCGCCAAAACCCTCGACCAACCATCGTTCTTGCCGGGGTCTGACGCCTCATATGGATATGCCCGCGAAGGTCAGAATTCCATCGTCAGAGAAATCGAAAACAGAACCAGAATAGGGAAACAAAGATGAGCGATGTAGCCATGGCCGATACAGCCATCGACGACTTGGTGCCGGATGTCCGCGATGATCAGGCGGCGCCGCCCGACGAACTTTCACATAGAGACGACCTTGACGTGGGCCGCTTCAACCGCCCGGAGGGCGATGACGCCCCCAGGCAAAGGCCTGATTGGTTGCAAGAACAATTCTGGAACGCGGAGAAGGGTGAGGCCGACACTGAAAAGCTCGGCAAGTCCTACAACGAACTCCGCAACCAATTCAATGCTGATGGCCACAAGGTGCCCGAAGATGGCGCCTACGACACCACCGAGATCACGCAGGCTGGCGTTGACGCACAAGATCCCATGCTGCAATCGTTCACTGAATGGGCGAGAGAATTTGGTGTTTCGCAGCATGCCTTCTCGTCTCTGGCAAAAAGCTACATCGAAAATGGGCAGGCCGGGATGGAGGAGGAGCAACGCAGCATCGCCGAGGAGCGATCAATCCTCGGGCCCAAAGCCGATGACCGCATCCAGGCTTCGGCGCAGTGGTTGGCCCGCATGCATAGCCGGGGCATTTTGAACGATGCCGACTTTGAAGAGGCCCGCATCATGGCGGGCAGCGCACATGGCATCCAGGTGTTTGAAAAAATACAGGCATTCTACGGGGAAAAGATGGCCCCCATAGAGGCCTCGACCGATAGTCAGCGGCCCGGAGCGGAAGAACTTTCCGCAATGGTCGCAGACCCGGAATACCAGACGAATGCCGCCTATCGTGCGAAAGTCGAGAAAGCATTCGATGCCGAATATGGGGGTGTCAGAGGCGACAGCCAGTCGTTGACTGTGCCGATGTTCCGTGATTGACCTCTTCATCGACGAAGACGGCGTAGCATTTTGTTCATGCTCGTCAAACTACTGGCTGGCGTTTTTCGACGACAGGCCGGATGCCGAGACTGCGGAACTGAAGGAGTTACGCTGCGTCAACTGCGGCTCATCGATTTTGCCAAACCATAGCCTGCACTAACCGGAATAAAAAAGTCTGACAACCTGCTTGACATTTGTATGATCTTTTGGCAGATCATAGTTGGGGCAGCAACGCATTGCGCCTACCCCGGACTATCTGCCAGCCGGACATCTCCGCAACTGGATCGAAATTAAAACTTTGACCCAGTTAAGGAGGCAAAAATGTCAACTGGATTATCACCCGCCTTCGTCACACTCTTCTCCGAAGAGGTGAAGCAGGCATACCAAGCCGAGAGCAAGCTGCGAAATACGGTGCGTCTACGCACTGGCGTGGTTGGCTCCACGGTGAAATTCCCGAAAGTCGGCAAAGGCGTGGCCACCGTGCACACGCCCAGCACCGATGTCGTGCCCCTAAATTCCACCTTCAGCCAAGCGACGGCGACCCTGGCAGATTATGCGGCACCGGAGTACACCTCGATTTTCGATCAGGCGAAGGTGAACTTCTCGGAACGCTCCGAGTTGGTACAGGTTTGCTCTAAGGCTATCGGACGCCGTCTCGACCAGATGGTGATCGATGCGCTTGACGGCGCGGGCACGTCCCTCACCGTTGCCAATTCAATTGGCGGATCAAACACCAACATGAATGAGGCCAAGCTGCGAGATGCTCACAAGCAACTCAATGCGAAGAACGTGCCAGCCGGTGATCGGTACGTTCTCATGCATGCCAACAACCTCAATTCGCTGTTGAGTCAGACCGCTGTAACGTCTGCCGACTTTGTGGCAGGCCGTCCGTTGGTCAGCGGTCAATTTGGTGAGTACATGGGCTTTAATGTCATTGTTATCGGCGACATGGACGAGAACGGCTTGGCCATCGACGGCAGTTCCGACAGGAAATGTCTCGCGTGGCACAAACACGCCATCGGCCTAGCCGAAGGCATTAGCTCTCGCGTCGAGGTCAACTATGTCCCGGAGAAAGTGTCCTGGCTCGTGTCCGCGCTCTTCAGTGCAGGCGCTGTCGGCATCGACGCCGAAGGCATCGTTGAAATCACCTGCCGCGACACTGCCGCCGCAGCCTAATCCATAAGGAGGATAAAAAATGGCTTTTGCAAGAGCGGGCTGGAATCCCATCGGCGGTCAGAGCCGCAAGGGCTCGGCCCCACAAATATGGTCCTACACCAGTACGGATGCCCAGAGCGTAATTCGGGCGGCTTCGTACTTCGACTCGGCGTCAGGTGACGTAGCAGTCAACGATGTGATTTTCTGCGTCAGCGCATCGGGCGGCACGCCTGTGGTCAGTATTTCGTATGTGAATGCGAATGCATCCGGCGTTGTCGATGTCACTGACGGTCTTGTTGTGACCGCGACCGACAGCGACTAGCACTAACTAGGTGCGGGGCGGCGGGGCAACCTGCCGCCTCGTCCCCATTATTTTTCTTTGGAGGTCTGATGGCGACCGGCGACACCGATGTGAACATTTGCAGTACCGCCCTCAACCTCCTTGGCGAAAGCGAGATCTCGTCATTTTCTGACGGCTCAGAGATTGCTGGCGTCTGCGACAAACTCTACCCTGGAACCAAAAACACAATGCTGTCGATGTATCCTTGGTCGTTCGCCACCAAGAAGGTGCAGCTGGCACAACTATCATCGACCCCGACGAACGAGTGGACTTACGAATATCAACTGCCGCCTGACATGATCATGTCCGGGCCGCAGGCCGTCTACAATTCGACGGCGACGGGCGCCAGCCCTGTTGCCACCGGCTGGGAAATCCTTGGCGACCGTCTGCAAAGCAATGAGACAGCCATCGTCATCGACTACCTGTTCAGCGTCGATGAGGCGTCAATGCCTCCGTATTTCGTCCAGGCTTTGCGCTATGCCATGGCGGCGCATCTCGCTGAACTGGTCACAGACCAGATCGAAAAAGCAGAACTTTGGCACAACCGACTGTTCGGCGTGGCAGCTGAAAATGGCCGCGGCGGATATTTGCGTCAGGCCATGCACATGGATGGCCGGGGGCAGATCCCCAGCCGCATACAGACGTTTGCTTTGACAGATGTGCGCTGATGTCGCGGGTATTTCAAATCCAGACCGATTTCACGATTGGCGAGATTGATCCACAACTAAGGGCCCGCGTCGATATCGATCAATACTACTCGGCGCTCGACAAAGCTCGGAATGTCGTCATTCAGCCCCAAGGCGGATTGGGCCGCAGACCCGGCCTGAAGTTTATCCACACCATTCCGTCCGGCGACAACCCCGAAAACGGCTGTCGGCTGGTCGCCTTTGAGT